GTGTGTGGAGGCCGCGGAACGCGATCGCGCACTGGGCCTTGAGGTTGCTCCAGCTGAGGCTCTTGGTGTCGTAGTACACGATCGAGATCGGCAGCCCGATGTCCGAGCCCACGAGCTGCAGCTGGCCGAGCACGTACTCGCTGAACGTCGTGGTCGGGAACTCGGGCTTGACCTGCACGGCCTTCTCGCCCGGCCGCCCGAACATGACCTCGCCGGCGTGGAGCTCGACCTCCCGCGGGCTGTTGCTGTTCTCCCTCGAGGGCTGGTCCGAGCCGGCCTCGAACATGCTCTGCAGCTCGCCGGGCCGCTCGCTCTCGATCCAGAGACCAAAGAGCGTCGCGATCTCGGCCGCGACGCCGGTCTTCTCGATGTAGTTGTCGATCTGCTCGATCCGGTCCACCGCGGCCGCGAGGGCGGGTTCGCCCCGCACGAGCCCGATGTCGTCATCCATGGGGTTGGGCATCAGGATCGCGTCCGCGGCATCGACCTGCGTGGTCTCGAACTCGGTCGAGCCGTAGCGGGTCCACTGCGCGACGTGGTACTTGAGCGGCCGGCCCAGCTGGTCGATCACCACGCCGGACTGCAGCTCGCGGTCATCTTGCTTGCCCTGCGGGTTCTTGATCCGCTCCGACTCGATCAGCTGGATCTGGCCCGTGTTGGTGAAGACCACGAGCGAGTCACCGTCGGTGAGCCACGCGCCCGCGATCACGCGGCACATCTGCCACAGGTTGAGCCGGTTCCGCACATCAGGATGGCCCAGCGCCATCCGCATCCGGCCCTCGGCCCAGCCGCTGAAGAGTCGATCCGCTTCCGTGTTCCACGCCTGGTTCGACGTCGTGCTGGTCACCACAGCGCCATCGCCGGCCACCATGTCCTTGAATCGCTTGATCAGGGCCCGCGCGACGGAGTTGTTCCGCTTGAGGTCGCGGCAGTCACGCCGGAGCGCATCCTGCGTGATGGCGTCGAGGTGGTACTGGGCCGATCCGCCGCGGGCGCGGGCGCTTTTGCGGATGCGGCTCCGCGTGGCGTTGTCGTAGTTGCCATAGGCCATGTGGCCCGCGCGGGCCCGGTTGATCGCCCGCTTGGTCAGCTTCGCCCGAGCGATGCGGACCTCGGCCTCGAGGCGATCGGCCTGGGCGGCCGAGGCCTGGGCGGTGCGCTGCAGCTCCGTCAGCTCGGGTTGTGGCTTGCGTGCGGTCATGGGTTCAGCCGGGTCGGTAGAGTGAACGGCCGCCGGCGCTCCGGGCCTGCGGTCCGTTCTCGAGCTCGGTCAGTCGCGAGCGGAGTTGCGTGAGGTAGTTGACCAGGTCGGCGGTGTGCTTCGACTTCCCGTCGCTCGACACCGCCGGGCCGATCGCGGACTGCACCTCGCCGATGTGCTGACGCAGCATCGTGAGCCGCGCCGAGGCGGATGACTCGGCCTCGAATGCGCTGTAGAGCCAGGCCGCCACGGGTCACTGCCCCGCCGCGGCACGGCGACGCTGAGCCTGGTTGAGCCGGGTTCGGAGCAGCGAGACCTTCTGGTCCAGTTCACGCGAGACCTGCTTGCGCTCCTCGACCGCGACCTGGTACTCGTCCGCGATCCGCTCGACCTCCTTGGCCCAGTCGACCGGCGCTTCCGACACGACGGCCAGCGGTGCGGCCGGCTCGGTGCCGGGCTCGTCGGCGGGCGCATCGGACGGGGCCGGGGCCGGCGGCTCGGGCTCGGGCTCGTTCGCCTTGGGCTCCTCGGCCTTGGGCTCTTCGGCCTTCGGCTGCTCGGCTTCAGGCTCGGTCGAGTCCGCGATGTTCGGGATGTCGTCCACCGCGGGCTCTGTGCCGGGTTCGTCGGCGGGCGCATCGCCTGAGGGGTTCGGCGCATCGCCTGAGGGGTTCAGCGTCTCGGCTGGGTTCGCGGACGGGTTCTCACTCGTGCCATCGTCGGCCTCCTTCTTCTCGGGTTGACGCGGTTTGCGGCTCATTAGAAGTCCTCGTGGGGCCGGTCTCGAAAGATCTGCCCCTCTGGACATGCCCACGACTGTCCCAGATTCTGGGACACCCCCTATCGCGATCGGTGCCTAAGCCCTGATTCCTTGGCTCTTTGCAGCATTGGTGACGATCTCGATTTTTCTTCCGCGGCGGGCTCCTGGGCCGCCACGGGTGCGTTCGCGGCGGCCGCGGGCGCCTCTGGTGCGACCAGGGCGCGGATGCCCAGCGCGTGGGCCCCGACTTCGAGGTAGTGCGCACAGTCGAAGTAGTGATTCTCCGAGCGGCCCGGTCGGATAACCCACTGGTACTCCGTGCGATCGCCACGCCGGCTCGAGACGCACTGCTCCGCGGTCAGCTGCCTGAGGTACTCGTCCGTGACGTCGATCGGGAAGTGCCACTGCCCCAGGTCCGACACCGCATCGCCGCCCGTGACCAGTTCGGCCTCGGCGTCGCGTGCATCGGGCTCCTCGCGCGTGACGCGGAGCCGCCGGAGCGTCTCGGACTTCCAGGTGTGGCTGTCGAGTCGGAGCAGGCGAACGCCGCCCGGGATCGGCTTGGTCGAGCCCGGGTAGAGATCGATCCGCCGCCATCGATAGGGCTGGTCCATCTGCGTGCGACCCGAGCCCACGCCCTTGACCGCGAAGCAGTGCCCCTTCGTGTGCCGCGTGCGGCAGTAGTCGTACACCTCGGTCGTGCGATCGCCCGAGTCGATGAACCTGGCGAAGATCCGGAGCTTGCGGCCGTCTGCCCTGGTCCACTCTCGGCGATAGAGCAGATCATCGAGCGAGCCGAGCCCGAGGTGCTCCGGCGCGGGCACGCGTTCGTGCCAGAGCAGCCAGCGGTCACGGCCGCGTTCGCCGAATCCCCGGACCTCGACGTACGCCACGCCGCTCGCCTGGATGTCCACGCCCGCCATGATGGCCAGCACACCCGCGGGCACCTGGCCCAGGCGATAGCCGCCCTGCTCGACCGTCTGGATCGTGGCGCGGAGATCCGAGACCTCGACGCGGTCACCGCTGGGGCGGTAGGCCTCGCCCAACTGGTCGGCCAGGAAGTCGGGATCGATGCGGCCCCGCCGTGCGACGTACTCCCGCGCGGCCTCGCCGTAGGGGTTGTGCCGCAGGCCGGAATCGAGCCCGCTGATGTGGTACCCGCGGGCCGACGTCGCGGGCGCCTCGCCCACAACGGTGCCGGCGAGATACTCGTGCGATCCGTCGGGACCGTCGAGCCGCCGAGCCGGCGAGACGCCCTGGCCCCGCGCGGCCCAGCGGCCGAGCCGGAGCTGCAGCCGATGGTGCTCCGGTCCGCATCGACCGCGACAGTGCGGACACTCGAGCCAGGCGGTACGCTCGGCCTGCTCGGGCTCGCACGCGACGTCGCGCGACGCATCGGAGATCACGCCATCGCGGTCAAGGCCTCGCCACCGCACCATCGCGAATGTGCGGACGTGGTACTCGAGGCAGTGCGGGCACGGGACGTGCCAGCGCCGCTGGTCGCTGATCGTGTATTGCCCGTCGATGCCCTGGCCGGCCAGGCCGGGCTTGCCCACCATGACCGTCTTGGCGTCGAGGAACGTCTTGCCACGCTGCTTCGCCAGGTGGGCCGTCCTGGGCGGGCAGCGGTCGAGCTCGTCGACGATCACGATCGGGGCCGGGAAGGTCTCGAGCTTGTGCTCGGAGAACGACCCGCGGAACAGGATCGTCATCGTGTCGAGCTTGATCGACTTGCTCTTCACGTCGTACTTCCGGCCCGACATGTGAGCCTTGATCTTGGGCGTGGCCTCCATGGTGGGGACGAAGCGGAGCTCGTTCTGGTCGCTGGCACTGTCGGCGTCGGGATAGACGAACATGCAGAGCCCGGGCCGCTGGTCCACAGCCCAGAAGAGCATGTTGTACACCGCCTCGGTGCCGCCGGTCTGCGACCCCTTCTTGATCGCGATCGTCCGCACCGCCGGATCGGCGAACGCGTCCATGACCTCAACCAGATAGGGCGTGATCGAGTTGTCCCACGGGCCCGGCCGATCGGCCAGCGTCACGACCCGGTGACGGCCCGCCCACTCGCTCACGCCGAGCTGCTCGCGCGGTCCGAAGAGCGAATGGAGCACGCTGTGCATCACCGCGCCCGCACGGCCGACCGCGCGTCGTGCCGGGGCCGCAGCGCTCAAGCCCCACCGCCCGACCGGCGCACCACCGCCTCGAGCGCCCTGGTGATCATCGAGCCCACCAGACTGGCGAGCTGCTGCTGGCGTGCCGGCGAGAGGCCGAGCNCCGCGACGGCCGTCGCGGCCGCCTTGGGCCCGATGCCCGAGAGCTCGATGCGGAACGCCGCGAGCGTTTCGACCCAGACGGACCGCACCTCCTCGGCCTCGACCAGCTTGCCCATCTGGACCTCGAGCTCGACCGAGTGCTGCGTGGCCCGCAGCGCCTGCTGCACGATGGAGAGCTCGTGGAGCGTCAGCCGCCCCTGCTGGGCCAGCCGCATGATCGCCGAAGCGTCGGTCGGGAGCGGTCCGGTCTTGCGGTCCTGGCGGGCGGG